GGCGCCGAAGCGCTCTCTGAGGACATAAAGAAGTGTCTTGACAAGGCTCCGGAGAAGGAATTCGAGTTTTTGCACGCCGTTTTCCCGCGAAACGACATGAAAATGACCACCGGAGAGGAGAAATTCCCCTATTCGTCGGTGTGGTTGGAGCTTGGGACGAAAAACATCGTGAAGGAGTGGGGGTTCTGGGAGTTCCCGTTCCTCGTGCCCCGCTGGATGAAGTACACGGGGGAGAAATACGGCAGAACCCCGGCGATCGAGGCCATGGCGGACATCAAGAACCTGCATTCCATGGGGAGGGCGAACCTTCGGGCGGCCCGGCAGATCACCGACCCTCCGCTGGACATGGAGGAGAACACGTACCTCAACCCGATCCGCACGTCCGCCGGGGCCATCAACGTCCGGGTGACGGGCTCGAACCCGCTCACGCCCCTGTACCCCGTCACGCAGCTCCCCGTGAGTCTTGAGATACAGAACCAGATACGGAAGGCAGTGAACGAGTCGTTCTACTACCAGCAGTTGAGCCTGATCGACAACGACCGGATGACGGCCACGGAGGTCATGCAGAGGACGGAAGAGAACATGCGCATCCTCGGACCGACGTATGACCGTCTGGAGCGCGAATTTTTGGTCCCGCTGGTGCGCAGGGCCTACGGCATCGTGTCGCGTGCCGGGGACATCCCGCCTCCGCCGCCGCAGCTCCGCGGTGAGCCGTTCACCTACGAGTCTCCTCTGGCGAGGGCACAGCGTCTCAACGAGCTGTCGGCCATCAACCAGGGGCTCATGGTGGCCGCGCCGCTGATGCAGGTCAAGCCCGACGTGATTGACGTGGTAGACCTCGACGGCGTGATGAGGCAGGTATTCGTCCTGTGTGGTGTGGACCCCGAGGTAATCCTCAACCAGGAGGTTGTGGCGCAGATACGGGAGGCCAGACAGCAGCAGCAGGCTGAGATGCAGGCGGCGGCCATGGCTGAACAGTTGGCGAAGGCGGGCAAGGACGCGTCGCAGGCAGACCCGTCGTCCGGGCTTCTGCCGTCCATCGGCGCCCTGCTCGGCGGCGGGAGCGAATAGAATGGCGAAGAAGAAGGACGAGGCCGAGAAGCGAAAAGCTCTCTTCCGTGCCGTGTTCGGCACGCCGGAAGGGGAGAAGGTGCTGTCCATCCTGTCGGCGAGCGTGCGGATCAACACACACTGTTTCGTTGCCGGAGACCCCCACGAGACGTCGTTCAAGTGCGGACAGCACAGCGTGATACACTACATCAGGTCCATGACGGACGAGACCGCGGCCATGCCGCATCAGGAGGAGACTATTGATGAGTGAAACCGATCTGCTCAGCACGCAGGGAGTCGGAGGAGAAGCCACGCCCCTGGCACAGGACTGGAAGGCCAATCTCCCGGAGGATATCCGGAACGACACGAGCCTTGCGCCTATCAAGGACATCGAGGGGCTGGCGAAGAGCTACGTCAACGCGCAGAAGCTCATCGGCAGGGACAAAATCCCCATGCCGAAGGACGAGAACGACCCTGTGTGGAACGACCTGTACAACAGGCTGGGGCGCCCCGAGTCTCCGGACAAGTACGACCTCACGCGCCCCGACGTTCAGGGATACGACGAGGCGGCGGAGAAGGCGTTCAGGGACCAGGCCCACAAGCTTGGCCTGAGCAAAAAACAGGCCGGGGAGCTGTTCGGGTGGTACAACCAGATGGTCTCCGAGCGAATGCCGAATCCTGAGGTCCAGACGGCTCAGATCATCGAGGAATTGCAGAAGGAGTTCGGAGACAAGTTCACCGACACCGCGGCGAGGGCTACGGCGGCGGTGAAGTATTTCGGCGGCGACGACCTCGTGGCGTACCTTAACACTACATTAAATATGCAGGGAGTGCCTATCGGCAACGACCCTGTTCTGTTCAAGTTTTTCGCCAAGATGGGAGAAAGTCTTGGCGAGGACAAGCTCAAGGGCACCCTTGGGCTCGGTGTGGCGCCCCAGGAGGCGCAGGACAAGATCACGGCCATACTCGCCGACAAGAACCATGCGTACCACAATCGCTTTGCCGCTGGACATGAAGAGGCGGTGGCGACGGTACGGAAACTCTTCGAGGCGGCGTACCCGGGAGAGTCCAAGTGATCACCGACGACACGAAACTTCGGATGTTCGCACTCAAGCTGGCTGTGGAGCACGGCTCGCCTCAAACCATACTCGAACCGGGATGTGTGGCGGAGCGGTACTACGACTGGCTTAAGAAGGGACAGGCCGAAGCCCCGGTCAACCCGCAAGGGTCCGGACATGCGCAGAAAGAGCAGGTTCCCCGCAAGGGGGGAGACCCGGCGAAGGCAAAATAAAAATTTCGCAGGGAGGATAACATGAGCGTACAGATCACCACAGCATTTGTTAATCAGTACCACGCAAACATCACCCTCGCGCTCCAGCAGATGGACACCCGCTTCCGCGGTGCCGTCCGCGTAGAGCCCATGAACGCCGAATACGACTACTTCGATCAGATCGGCGCGACCACGGCTCTTCTTCGCACCACGAGACACGGCGACACACAGTATGTCGATACGCCCCACACCAGGAGACGCTGTTCGCTGGCGTTCTACGAGTGGGCCGACCTCATCGACAAGGAAGACAAGGTTCAGATGCTCTCCGACCCCACCAGCGCATACGTGCAGAACGCCGCCGCCGCCATGTTCAGGGCAATGGACGACGTCATAATCACAGCGTTCGACGGCACGGCGTACACCGGGAAGGCCGGGGGGACCAGCACCATCTTCGACAGCAACAACGTGGTCGCTGTCACCGTGGGCGACACCGTCAACGGCTCCACGCCGTGCGGACTGAACGTGGCGAAGCTCCGTGCCGCTGCCAAAATCCTCAACGCTAATGAGGTGCCCAAGGAAGAGAGGTACATCGCCATCAGCGCGAAGCAGCTCGACAACCTCCTTGGGACCACCGAAGTCACCAGCGCCGACTACAACAACGTCAAGGCTCTGGTCAACGGGTCCGTGGACAGCTTCATGGGGTTCAAGTTCATCCCCAGCGAGCGCATGGGGGTCGATTCCAGCAACTACCGCAAGGTTATGTGCTGGCACAAGAACGGCCTCCTGCTCGGTGTCGGCAGGGATGTGGAAGCCCGCGTCGACCAGCTCCCGACCAAGGGATACAGCACGCAGGTCTATGTCAGCATGGGCCTCGGCGCTGTTCGCATGGACGAGAAAATGTGCGTCACGATCCTGTGCTCCGAGTAGGGGAGGTATAGAACATGTCTGCAACCACAGTAAGCTCTGCGCTGTACACCGCTGAGCTCGCCTCTCCCAAGCGGAGCGGCAACCTCGATGCCGGGGGACGCGAGAGAGTCAAGATCGTTCCCATTATTCCCGGAGCGGTAGAGATAGGAAGCACCATCAACATCTGCCAGATTCCCGTAGGAGCCATCGTCACGGGTGTGGAGGCTCACTGCGAGGCGAACGCCGCGTCTTCGACCCTCGCAGTTTCCGTCGGCGCCGTCGATGTTGTCGCCGCCACCAGCATCGCCGCCGCCGCCGTTCTCCATGGGAACCTTCAGGCTATCAAGGCCGTTCCCACCGCCGCCGTCACGACCGTCAAGGCGACCACTGGCGGCGCAACGCTCACCGCAAGCAAATCCATGGTGTTTGTCGTCCGGTACGTGCTGGACTAGCACTCTCCACAAGGGGGTGATGGGAGCAGGGGATTTGCGGCCCCTGCTCCCCCATACTTTATTCAGGAGGTAGAGCCATGACGGATATCGACATCTGCAACATGGCGCTTCGCAAGCTCGGAGCCGATACCATCACGGCTCTCACAGACAACACGAAACAGGCCGAGGCGTGCAAGGATATGTGGAATCAGGTGAGGAAGACGGTCTTTTCGGCGTATCCCTGGCCTTCGTGCGTCAGGCGCAGGACGCTCCGGTGTTCCTGCGAGTGCATCCCCTTCGGCTGGAACGGGTCGTTCCCGCTCCCTGACGACTATATAGCCCTCATCGACGTGTACGGCGTCGAACCTCACGGGCTTGCTGAATTTGAAATCGAGGGACGCTCGCTTCTGTGCAACTTCAACGAAGTGAGCCTCAGGTACATATATGACAACAGGGACCCTGACTTCTACGAGCCCCTGCTGGTGGACTGCCTTGTGCTCCGCCTCGCCGCTGAAATGGCCTACTCGCTCGTCGGCAAGGAGGCTGTGGAAAATTCAATGCTCCAGAAGTACCACATGAAGCTCAACGAGGCCCGGACGAGGATATCCAGAATCTCCACCAACGAGCCCACCGGCATAGACACGCTCATCGTCGAGAGGTACTGACCATGGCCCGCGCAAGCGTGATGCTCACGAACTTCACCGGAGGGGAACAGACCCCGAAGCTCCGGGGCAGGATAGACCTCGCGAAATATACAAACGGTTGCATGACTCTTCAGAACTTCCTCGTTCTCCCGCAGGGAGGAGCTGAGCGGAGGCACGGCACGGAGTACATCGCGTCGGCGAAGTACACGGACAGGAAGGCGCTTCTCCTCCGGTTCGAGTTCTCCGTGACGCAGAAGTATATCCTTGAGTTCGGCCATTACTATATGCGGGTCTTCATGGATGGTGCGCAGGTAGTTTCAGGCGCGTCTCCCTACGAAATCGCCACGCCCTACGCGGAGTCTCACCTCTCTTCCCTTTCGTTTGCCCAGTCAGCCGACGTCCTCTACATCGCCCACCCGTCCTTCGCTCCCCGCACCCTCTCCCGCACGGGACACACAAGCTGGACGCTGGCGCTGTTCGACTGGAAGAACGGGCCGTTTTTAGACCAGAACACCACGAGCAAGACGTTCACCCTGCGCCCCGTCGGTTCATCCTCCGGCATCGAGGGGCAGTCAGTGTACGTGGACGCATCGAGCGCCACCTTCGCCTCGTCGTGGGTGGGCCGGTGGATACGCATTCCATACACATCTCCGGCAAAGACGCTTGCCAACTCCACAAGAACCTATTCGAGCGGTTCATGGACCAGCTCTGCATGGCAAGTTAACGGAAACTGGGTTCTTGAATATCGCTTCGAGGAAGACAAGGGCGACGGAGAGCTTCAGTATTCTCTTGACGGAGGTGTGTCGTGGGAGATGTACGAGCCACTATATGGTGCATCCTACGACTGGGCAACCATCGACGGTAGCCTTGTGGCTTCTGACTTTGGCGGAGTCAAGCCCCAGTTCCGCATCTACATTCCAGGCAATCACGGCAAATTCTTCTACAAGTTCCGTCTCGCCCGCACCCAGCGGGTGGGACTGCTCAAGATCACGTCCTATTCCAGCACGACCCGGGTAGTCGCGCAGGTCATGCAGGATGCCACGAACCTGAACCGCCCGACCCGGTTGTGGGCGCTCGGCGCGTGGAGTTCCGCCACGGGGTGGCCCGCCGTCACGACGTTTCATCAGGACAGGCTCTTCTTCGCCTCCACGCCCACCCAACCCCAGACGGTGTGGGGTTCCAAGACTGGGGACTATAACAACTTCGAGCCTGGCGACGACGACGACAACGCCCTCAACTTCTCGCTGGTGGCGAACGACGTGAACTACATCCGGTGGATGGTATCGAGGGGAGACCTCGTGCTTGGCGGTGCATCGGGGGAGTGGGTGCTGAAGAGCTACCAGGGGCCGCTGTCTCCTACGAACATACAGGTTCACCGGGTGTCTACCTACGGCTCCGATCCTGCCGGCGGTGAGCTTACTGACAACGCCCTCGTCTACGTCCAGCGTGAGGGCAAAAAGGTCCGCATGTTCGCCTACGACTACAACACAGATTCTTATCAGTCGCCGGACATGAATCTCTTCGCCGACCACGTTACCGACGGAACGACCATAACCGACATCGACTACATGAACTCTCCCGATCCAATCCTGTGGTGCGTTCTGGCGAACGGCAAGGTCGGCGTGCTGACCCTCATGACCGATCAGATGGTTGTTGCGTGGTCGTCCTTCATCACCGACGGGTACGTGGAGTCCATCGCCACGCTCCCCGGAGAGGTATGGTTTTACATCCGGCGCACCATCGGCGGTAGCGCCAAACGGTACATCGAGCGCATGACGTGGTGGGACGGCACGCTGGCGAACGCATCCTTCGTAGATTCCAGCCTCTCCCGCACGGGTTCGCCCGTATCGTCCGTCTCGGGCCTGTCGCATCTTGCCGGAAAGGTCGTCTCCATATTCGGCGACGGAACCTATCTCGGCGACGCCACTGTTACTTCGGGGGGTTCCGTGACGCTCCCATCCTCTGCCTCGTCGGTCACGGTGGGACTGCCTTACACCTCGATCCTCGTCACGAACCCGCTTGAGGTACCGAACAACACGAACACGTCACAGTCATATACGAAACGCATAATTCGTGCCACGATTCGGCTGTTCAAGGCGGTGGGCGGTGTTCTAGGTTATACATCGGCGAAGACGTATGCCATCGTGCCGGGCTCGGAGGCGTTCACCGGAGACAAGGAAATCCTGTTCCCCCATGGCTACGACAAGGACGCCTATGTCTACATCGCCCAGACCTCTCCGCTCCCCATCACCGTGACCGCAATCATAGCCGAAGGGGAGTCGATGGAGAGATGATCATCGAGCCGTTCCGTCCGGAGCACGTGCTCCTTCTCGGCGACATCGCCTCGGAATCGCTCGGCACGGTGGAGCAGGTTCTCGCCATGGCGAAGATCAACGCTCAGGGCCCTGGCTGGACGGGCTTCACACCAGCAGGAGAGTGCATCGGTGCGTGCGGAGTCCGCCCCATGTGGAGAGGGACGGGCGAGGCGTGGGGCATCTTCTCGCCGCTCATCGCATCGCACGCGCTGTCGGCGGTCAGGGCAATCCGCAAGGGGCTTGACATGCTCATCGACGCGCAGAACCTGCAGAGGGTACAGG